AATAGAATTAGCAAATAACTGCATTTGCACTGTGTCATCAGTTATACCATCTCCTTTTACACCTGCTTGTTTTGATGACACAAAACGTTCCTGTATCAATGAAAGAGATATAGACAATGTTGCATTAACAGCATTTATAGTCAAGAACCCATCATCAACTCCAAGACTTTCCATGATGGAATAAGAGGCAGCTCCACCGTCACTATCAGCATAGTAACCTTTTGTAGTCACTTTGTCATAATACCCTAGTTTTAAAAGTATTATATTCTGCAACGACATGTAACGGATATCATTTACAGTATTGACTGTTAATGTGCGACTTTTAGTAAGATCAAAAGCTTGTCTTAAATACAAATCCCCTTTCTTTCTATATATTACATTGTCTAGTTTCGAATCGGACATTTCAGTACCATCCGCAAATTGTGATACTTCTATATAATTGACATTTTCGCCTGTTTCTGAAGATAATATGTTCGTCCAAATATCCCCAACTTTTATCGCTTGCCCAGTAGATGGCATAATATTATATTTATTAAGTGAAAAATTCAGTGTCTAAAATTGGAACTGTCACAAATGAAGATCCTAGATCAACCTTTACGGTTCTGCCTTCCTGTATCCCTGGTACTGTAAAACCAATCAAAACCTCTGCTTCTGGAAGGCTTGATATAGGAGTTGGTTCTTGTTCTATATTTGTTGCCATTTTATATTAATAATGTTTTATTATCATCTGTAATTAATATGCTTTGCCCTTCAGTAGCAAGAACATCATAAATTATAGTTTCGCCTAAAGGCTCCGTAAATCGAACAGCTACTTTCCCATCCGTAAAGCCTATGCCCATATCAAGGCTTTGAGGATCTTCCATATACAAATAGTAAGTTTCATCTATTGATGTCACAGCTAGCTTAATTTGTCCGTTACTTATCTCATTCTTGAAGTCTTTATACTTGGTTAAGTATTCACTTCTAGAAGAACAAGTAATGTCGAAAATTAATATAATCTGCCTGCTGTTTTTCTTTGGGTTAGTTATGAAAACTTGTTTGCCGTCTTGAGAACGAGACTCATTTTCTATATATGACTTCATAGGATATGGAGAAAGCAGATTTTCATAAGAGTTATCCGCTAACTTCACATTCCATGTAGACCATGCGTCTTTGTCATTTATAAATAATTCGCCTGTCATTATTTTTTTTTATTTTAAAGTTACTTATAGCTTAAAAACCTATTACCTGAATATGCTTTTACGAGTAAACAGTATCTATTTTGTTTGCTTATAAGTATTTAATCCATGAAAACAGCTTCCTTTTGTTTAAATATTCATCATCTAATTGATTGATATACGCCTCCCGTTCGAATGAAATATTATAGTACGCTAACATCTTATCACGATACTGAATAAGCCTTATTAACCACTCTATACCATACCATAAGTAAAATAATATCCAAAGCATTTCGTTTCCTTGCTTGATATGTATCCCTTCGTGATTCTTGCTCGTTTCGTTAAGTTCTTTTCTTGCAAACACAATCCCAAACAGCGTAATAGCTATAAATCCTTTCGGCGGTATAAACTTATTTTGTACTATCTTCATGTTTTTGATTTAAAGATAAAGGCATGAAAAAAGCCTACCATGTGATTAGTAGGCTTTGGACAAATAGTACTTGAGTAGTTTGCTTATGCTATTGTCATGTTTAGTTGTTATATTATAATTATATATTTATCTTATATTGAACAAACATATAATATGTACGTTATTATTATATATTTATAAATAATGTTATTTTCAAATTAATTTTAAACATTTAATGTTGTTTATATCTATTTATTTACTTATTTTGCAGTCCGAAATAAAGAATAGAACTATTTACTTTTAGAAAAAGTTGGGATTTGCGCCGTTAATTAAAGCAACAAAAGCATAAAACTATGGGAGCAATCATATCAAAAATTCAGACAAAATCAAATTGTATGGATGCCAATAAGCATTCTAAAAAACCTGCATCTACAAATCAAACATTCAAATTCAGACCGGTAACAGAAGAAGAAAGAGAAAGACTGCGAGTAGATGTGTATAAATATATCCTTTAATCATTTTAAATATAGATTTGTTCAAAATATAAAAGGTACAGAAAATTCTGTGCCTAAAATTTTGTATAGATTTAAATCTGATATAACACATCAAGTATATTTAGTTTGGGTCGAAATATATCCCTATAACTTATATGCTATTAAATTCCATTTAAAAAGAGATTCAGGGTCTAGGCTAAAATACAATAAGCTTACAAATCTTAACGAAACAAGGCCTGTAGTTAAGACGTGTATTGCCATAATGCTAGAAATACATTCGAAAGATAATAAATCATCTTTTGGATTTATTGGTTCAAATACAATATGCGATAGGAAAATTAAAAATAGAACCGTGTATATACATGAACCAGAAGCAAAGACAAAAAGGTATAATTTTTATTCTCGTATGATGCTAACTTATTTCTCAGACAATATTTTTCAGCATGAAGTTATAGAAGAGAAAAGTGCGTATATTATGCTTAGAAAAGCAGAATATGAAAAAGATAACGATATATTAAATAAAATAACAGATTATTTTCAATGTAATTTTGATATCATACACAATTAAACATAGAATCGGGCACCGCTCGATTTTTTTTAATTCATAAAAACTTCTCTCTGAGTTATAGGATAATAAAAGTTAATTTGTAGTTTTGTGGATTAACTTAAATCTTATTGTATGAAAAAATATTTATTTCTGATTTTATTTATTATGACTTTTGCTTCTTGTGCATTACCGAAAATACACATGACTAGCTATTCTGTGGATCTTTCAAAGTATAATAAAGAAGGCTTTTATATAACAGAAAGCAACTCTGTGAATTTTGAATACGATCCTATATGCCTTATGGGAACTCAAGGAGGCGGAAAGCAATATGATAAAAATAAAATAGTCAAACTAGAACTTGAAAGCGTTTTCGACAAATTCGTAAACGACTGTAAATCAAAAGGCGCAAACGCAGTTATTAATATAAAAATAATACAAAATTATAGTAGTACCGAGAATACATTTTATATATCAGGTATGGCTATAAAAAGAAAATAACATTATGAAAAAAATTATATACTTATTACTTATATTTCCATTATTTATTTCTTGTTCGAGTAATGGAGATGACGAAATATCGGTTGATACACATATTAACATGATAGCAAGAAAGGATATTAGCGGAAATAATACTATATCAGCAATATTCTATATATTTAAAAGCGATAATTATGACCCAGAATCATTTAGCAGGGTAGATCAATTTTCTAGTATTGCTACATTGAAAAACAATCAAGGCAAAGTAATAGAATCAATTGATTTTAAAGTTTCGAATGAGAATAATGGATATATAACTTATAATTGCGCACCGGGTAATTATTTTATTGTATGTTGCCCTAGCGGATTTATACCAAATACAATTCTATTAATGAATTTATGGAAAGCTAATGAAATACAAGTAGACAAGAATAAGGGCGTAGCTTTCGAAGTTAAATTTAAATCTCTTTACTCTAAAGGATATGTTAGATGGGATGAATAAATTATAAATTAATTTAATAAAAGGAGGATATATTCATACGTCCTCCTTTTTCTTATATGCCTATTGAACGATCTTTAATACTCCATTATCATTCCAAACTGTGCCCACCGGATAACTAGAATTTGTAGGTAGATTCTTTAATGTCATTATCAAATTATTTGAACTATTTATTCTCATTCTAATTCCACTTATTAAATCATTTGGGAAGCTAACCTGATCGTACCCTAGACTAAATTGCTTATCATAAAATTTTCCATTAAATTTCTTTATACCATCCTCACTTTCTTCAAATAAGAAAAATCCTGTAGGGGTATATGATGCAAGATATCCGTCTAAATCTATAGATCCTAAGTTTAATTGAGATCCATCTCCACCAAATATCCATTGTCCAAGTACTTTTCCATCTGTATTTATTAATTTTATGTCTCTTGTATCTGGATCTATAATTATTCTATTTCCATTTATATTACTTTCAAATCTTCCTCTTAATAAAGCCTGATTCATAATTACCTTACCGCCATGAGTAACTACAAAGCTTGCAACATCTGTAGTTGCACTTGGGTTCGCAACTAGGTTTATTGCTTGATCTAATGTTCCACCACCCCAAAACGCCACATCGTTATCATCTTGCCATACACCGTTAACACCTGCTGTATTTACCCAAATATCACCCTGCATTAATCCGAATAATATAGTAGTTGTAAGACCTAATCCGCCATCGAATACTGTTTCATTCTGCAAAGCGGTGCGCAAGTAATTCATACCCTTAATGCTTCGTGTGTTATTGTTAGATGCTCTCATAGCCTCTAGGTAATTCACATCAGACTCTTTTTTGTTGCTGTCTACTTTGGCTTCTAATGCTTTTCTTCGGCTGTATCGTGGCTTTTCTCCTACTAAGTATTCATCTTTACATGTTACCGGGTATTTAGTAAACCCACGAATACGAGATACTTTTTCGCCTCCGTTAAAGATCAGGCTTTTAAGTTTTACGCTTTGCCCTAAACCCATATCCAAACCATAAGCAGCTACCCTGAAAGGATTAGCCATACATGTATAAGTAGCGTTTTCTTCTTGAATGCTTGCCATTTTAGCATGTGCCTCTGTTAGAAGTTCTTGTTCGGCTTCTCCTACATACTGATCGCCTACTAAAGAGATATTAAAGTTATAAAGCACATAGAAATCACCGACACGAGGACATAGTAAATCGTTTGGAATAATTAAATCCGGGTTATCCTGATTGTTTATTATTTCAAATTCTTCTGTATCGTCATTATATCCTAATTCAAAATCACGACCTGACAAGAAACTGTTTTCTCCAAATTGAAGCGAAAGAGTAAGCCCCGGTAATATATATTCAGAATTGAAGTTCAAACCGCTATCTTTAAAGTAAAAGACTGTCATTTCTATGCCATCATCATTCTTTACAGTTGCCGTTCTAATCGATGTAATAGTTCCTGTACGCTTAGGGTAGATATTATCAAATGTAAATACCTTCTCTATGATTTTATTTCCTGTCATGTTCGGGAAAGCATCGATATAGTCACCGTTTGATATAGGAAGTCGCAAACGTTTTTGTACAATAGCATCTACAGCCTCACTGCTTCCTGTGCTTCTGTAATTTGATGGTATATTTCGGGTACCGCCAAAAGCATACATACGTGTGCAATACTCATCGCTATTTTCGTTTGAACGTTTTATGTCGATAAGTTCTATTTCACGCCTTAGTTCTATAGTTTCTCCTTTCGAATAGCTATACACTAGGTTTATTGTTTTAGCCTCATAATCTACATACCATTCACAATTGAACGCTTCTGCAACGTCTGTAAGAAAATCGAAAACATTCTGAGAACTGAATGTAAGGTTCTGCATATCGGTAGGCTCTACAATACCAACCGTCCATGTTTCACCGGTGTATGCGTTTATATTATCACAACCTATCTGTAAGAATGTTCCGGCATGCTCCATTAGCGTCCATTCAGCCTCTTTCAATCCTTGGTAGATATACCAACAAATAAAGTCCTGCCAAAACATTTCCGGAGCTTCAAACTTTGGCTCATACCTATAATCCTGTAATCCGTTTTCTGTTGGCTGACAGTCGGTGCGTATGGCGTATCTTATACCCTTATAGTCTATATAATCAGCACGTACAAAGTCATATTTTATTGTTAGCGGAAATGAGAATTGCACGTAATGTTCAGACATTAGCTCATTAGCTTGCTTAAAGTCATTCGGAATGTCTAATTGCATCTTAGGTTCACCCCAAGCATTATATATAGTTAAATCGTTACCTATTGTTATCATAGTTAAATATTATCAAGTTTACCATTCATTTGTCCTAATACCTCATTCATTTGAGGTAAAACGCGAGACCATTTTTCTATATCGGATACTTTATAAAACATTTGCACTTGTATATTCCTGTTTTCTTCCATCATGCGCTCTATTCTTATCGATGATTGACTAAGCGCACCCAAAGGCATAGCGATAGTATCAAAATTGAACTTCTCGCTTACTGGCTGATTCCATTGGGCTATTCGGGATACATTTTGATCGATAGATATAAGATTCATTTGCATGGCTGTAAACCGTCCTTCTAAAGCCTTTCCTGTATCCTGAGACATGGTTTCAAAGCCACCTCTGGATGCCTGCTGAGATGCATTTTCAGTAGTAGGATCTACGCCAAAAGCCTCAAATATTTTATCAAGTTCTTTGCTATTGGTGTTAAGAATATTTGCAAGCCTTTGTTTCCAGTCATTAGCAGCACTTGAATCATAATTTCCGCTCAGAAACATATCTGCCAATTCATCATACATTGGCTTTAATGCATTGGAAAGTATCTGATATTTAAAAGATGATAGAATAGCATTAGTTAGCTTTTCCTCTGTAAAATCAGCAAGACTTGTTACATTTCCTCTTAAGTCGCTAATTGCATTCGCTGCATCAGATAAGAAGCTATCGAATGATGTTCCTGTAGCGAACTCATCCATTTGTTGGCTTAATTCGGCTATTTGATCTTTCCATTTTTGCGTTTCTTCATCTGATCTCGCTATCTTATCAGCTATATCCGACATTCCTTTCCATCCTGTAGCACCAAGCCTCCTAAATGCTTCCTCATTATCTATGATTCCATTTTTCCAGTCCTTTAATATTGATATAATTGGCTTTGCCTGATTTCCTATTGCATTACCTGCAGAACCCTTAACAAAATCTTTATATAATGAATCTAATGTTTTATTTGTATCAGAAAGTATGCTATCTGAATTTTTCTTTGCTATCTCAAAGTTTTTTCTTGCTTCATCCGATTGCTTAACAAGTGCCTCCCATGCAGAATAATCAACCTCTGAAATAAACCCTTTGTCTATTAGCCATTGTAATGCTTCTAGGTTATCTTTAAATGCTCTAGCATAGTCTATTGATGAAATTAGATCATAATTTTGTTGTCTTAAATCTATATTGTATTGCTGTTGAAGCTTATTTATCTCTCTTTGTATTTCGGCTTGTCGTTCTTTTTGTGATATAAATCCTGTAATAAAGGTAGATACAATACCCATACCAGAAGAAGCAGCGCCCATAAAGTCGCCTGTGGCGAATGATGCAATACCGGAAACAGCATTGCTAAGCATACTCAAATCAACGCCTGTTATGTTTGATAAACTACCGGTAATCTCTTTAAATATTCCGGCAATTTCAGCTAATTTTTGTTCTGGTGTTTTCTCCCATTCTTTATTCAGTATTCTAAGTCTAAGATATGCCTCCCTCAATTGCCTTGCTAGTTCATCATTATTCGGGTCGTTCATTACCCTTTTTTCTAGATCGTTGAATATTTTCTTCTGATCTTTTATTTGTTGTCCTAATGAAGCTTTACGTTTGTCCGATTCAAAGAAATATCTATCTGTAGTTAATTCTTTATATTTTTGGTTATATTCTGCATCTGATTCCAATTGACGTTGATGCGCTTGTAGACGAGCTTCCGCAATCTCCCTGCTCTCATTCTTTTCTATTTGTTTTATTAGATCTGAATTACCTTTAGCTAAGTCCCTACGCTCTTTATAATGTTTGCGTATAGAGTATATCTGTTGATCTAATTGAGAAGCGAACGTCAATTTTTCTTCATCGGCAAAAGCTCTTTGTTCTTTGGATATATCTTCATTTCCTTTTTTCCATGCAGCTAATGAAGCATCAGTTCTTTTCTTTATCTGGGCTTCTATATCAGCATCACTTAAACCTTGAGGCAATAGCGTTTTATCAAATGTTGCAAAATTAAAACCTGTATCAGAACCTTTATTTTTTATATAAATATTCTTAGCTGCTTCTTGCTGATCCTTTATCATCTTTTGGCGGAACTCTTCTATAGAAATAAGTTCCTTCGCCATATTTAATTGATTTTGCCGATAACGCTTATCAAAACTATCTTGCTCAATATCTAAAAGCTTTTGTTCATATTCGAGTTGTTGTTTTACTGATTCGCTATCAAGTTCGGCTTGGAGATTAAGTAATTTAAGATAAGCTTCTGATGTTTTATCTGTTTCCCTCTGAGCTTTCTTATCAGCTGTTTCACCAGCTTTGTTCTCTTTTCCTATTTCCTTTGTTGATTTCCCATAAAGCAATAAATTAAGTTCATTTTCAGCATCTTTTAATTCCTTTAACTTATCCTCTATTGCTTTTGAGAATTTAAAAGAAGGATTATCCTTTTGATTATCTGGTATTATTTTATTATTAAGATCTTTTAATTCATTATTTAGATCACTAACCCTTTTAGTTGCATCATATATTTGATCAACACCGGATTTTGCTGTTTTCTTAGCTGCTTTATCTGCTGTTTCAGACATTTTATTTAAATCTTTTTCAGCTTGAGCAACATATTTTTCAAGTGATTCTTTAAGCTTAGCATTTGTTATCGAATTTCTTTGCCAAACTCCTTCTAGACCTATTAAATCTTTTGCATCCTTAATATCCTTACTTGTTTTAAAAGTAACACCATCAAAATTAGTAATACCACTTAATATCTGTTTTGCTCTATCAATATTAGCTTTAGATTGCGCACCATTTCGTTTTTCAAGTTCAATATTTACTTGCCTTATAGCTTCCGCAAGATCTAGATTCTTTATCTTTTCTGTATCAAGATTAGAGAAGATAGATGGATATTTTGATTGTAATGTTTCTAATGCTTTTTGCTTTTCTGTTCTGGTTGAAACTTCATCCCTTATTATACCTAAAAGATTCTCAATTGCCCTTTTTTCTTCTTCTGTTCTTTGAGCTGTATTCTCTGTCTCTTTATTTAACCCAATTTGAGCTTGTTCTGCAGCCGTAGCAGCCGTAGCTAATTCATATATACCATAACTCAAAGCTACAACAGCAGCAGCAGCCAGAATATAAGGATTTGGTGCTAAAGCAGCCCAAAGATTATTAGATATGGTAATTAATTTAGTTTTTGCAGCTGACAAAAATGTAGTAGCTGTTGTGTTTGCGATTTCAGCTTCTGTGTTTAGAATCGTAGATGCAGTATCTGCATCTACTGATAATTTCTTTATTAAAACTTTGCTACCTACTATTTGTTTTACAACACCACTATGGGCAGTAGCTGCCGAATTCTCTTGCTCTGATAATGTATTTAATTTATTCGTTAGCGTTTGTACATTCTTATTTGCAGTGATATCAACACCTGATTTTATTTCAGCTCTCATAGCTGCAACATTACGCCCATGTTGTATTTCTTCTGCTCTTGCAGATGCTATTTTAGCCTGAATAGATGCTATTTCTCTATTTTTAGCTGCTATTTTTTCAGCACTAGCCTCTTTTTCTTTTAAGGCTATAGCTTGCGATATAGCAGTATCCTTTTGATCTTGTAGTTTAACTAAACGTAACGCAGCACGACTTTGTTTTTCTGACTCCAAAGCCATTTTCTTTTGAAGCGATGCTTCCGCTTCTCCAGTTGCATTTGTTATCGCAGAAGCAAGTTCTTGACGTGCTGCCTCTGTTTTTGCTTTAGCTGTCATCCATACTTGTTCGGCTTCTGCTCTTTTTGTCCTTAATGATTGAAGATTAACTTCTTCCTCTGCTAGTTTTATTTTAAGATTCTCAGCTGTTGCTGCTATCTCAGCTTGAATTGCTGCTACATGTTCGGCTGAACCTTGTACTAATCCCATTTGAGAAATTCGATACGCCTGTTTCCCATTTAATAATTCAGTAAGTGCAGCAGCTTGCACCTTGTATGTATCAGCAATCTGTATAGGTCTTATCGCAGCTTCTGTCATAAGAGCAGCCTTATATAATCCGTATGTGGATACTAATCCTGCCAAGATTACACCTACTTCCTGATAACTATCCACAAGCTTACTTGCCCCATCAATAGCTGTATAAATAATTCCTTCCGAGCTTTCGCCTATTTCGTTAAACATTAATTGAATGGAGTCTTTTAGCTTCGATATTTGTCCTGTAACAGAAGCATTTTGTTTTTCCATAAGGTTGTAGAACTTACCTCCTTCACCTGACATATTCTTAAAGGCTTGTTCTACTTCTGGGAATCCTATCCTACCAGCTTCAACCATAGAATATATTTCAGAAGATGTTTTTCCTAGCATTTTCCCTAATTCTTCTACTATAGGAATACCAGCCATTGCAAAGTCTCTAATTTCTCTATTTTGAAGTTTCCCTAAAGCAGAAACTTGACCATAGTTTATTGCTACTCTCCAAAGAGGAACAGACACGCCAGCTGCAACATCACCTAACATCTTAACTGTATCAATAGCTTTATCGGATTCAATTCCCATAGCTATGATCTGCTTTGTATTGTCGGCGACTTCTGTAAGTGTAAAAGGTGTACTTAAGGCTAATTTTTTAATATCAGCCATCATCCTATCAGCTTTTTCTTTGCTACCTAGCATTGTTTCAAAAGCTATTTGTAATTGCTGTATTTCGCCCCTAACACTTATAATTTCGCTGCCAAGTTGTTTTATCTTATCAACTCCATAGGTAATACCGGCAAGTGCAGCTCCTTTTTTCAATAAATCTACTAATCCATCAGATGTTTGAGATGTAGATCTAGCAGCCCTTTCTTGCTCTTTTGAATATCTATTTACCTCTGAACGAAGAGCATTATACTGTATGGTTGTCTTTTGGAGTTGGCTATTAAGTTTGTCATAAAGAGCAGGGTTAGCTGATCTTTGCATACTTACTAGAGCTGACGAAAGTTCGTCTATCCTTCTTTTTAGGTTAATAACCTCTTGGGCGTTCGCCTTTATGTTTATTGCTGATCCCGGCATAATTTTATATTTTTCTTGCTTCTGATTCTACTTTTAAAAATCCGCTACTTACCACATCGTAGCCTTTCGCTTCCACCCATGTACAATACTCCATACCGTTACCGCACACAAGCTCTATTCCTGTTCCATCTTTGTATTTATCTAAGAAATAACTCATAGCGGGCAATACTATGCTTTCGTATAGCACTTTCCCATCTTTATATAGTCTATAAGAGTTTGCGTTTCTTAGATTTCCTGTCTGATCTTGATAGCTTCCTTTTTGTTTTGATGTACTTACATAGATTTCACCTATACGCATCATTTTTAAGATAAGCTTCCTCTCTTGTGCTTCAATTTCCTTGAATACATCATCAAATCCGCTTATGTCTACATCTATCTTTATCATCCTTTTATATTATTCCCGAACAACTCATCGCTACTTTTTCGGATTATTATATCCCCTGTTGCTTCTCGCTGCTTATCGGCTTGCATCATAACTAAGTTTCGGTATGGTATCAACTCAAAAACTTCTTTGTATGATAGGTGTAAACTATCCATAAATGAGGATATTTGACCCATCATTGTATCACCACCTATTATAGTGGTCTTGCTATTATTTTTGCTGCGCTCAAGCACCCTTGCGCACTTCGAAAAACCTTTTCTTTATCTATAAGGCTTAATATGGTATCTATTGCAATATCTATTTCATCTTGCGAAACGCTCGGATCTTCATTTATCCATTCGTTGTATATCTCATCTGCTAATTGAATATCACTTTCGATAAATCTGCTTATTCCTTTTAGCTGATGTTTCGATATCTCGGGTATTTGGGCGACTAATGATAGATTTGTTTGGTCTTTTAAATTAAAATCTATCTTGGCCCATTCACTAAGACCTAGACACATCGTTTTAATAGTTGGTGATTTTACCTCATAAGCTTTACCACCTATGAATATAGTCTTATAATCTAATCCTAAAAGTGCCTCAGATACTAGTTTAGCTGCTTCGTTCATATTATTTTTATCGAAAAAGGGCAAGCAGTAAACACCGCCTGCCCTTTTGGTTATACATAATTATTTTCTTATCCTATGACTGCTGCGTCAACGGCTGATTTGCGAATCTGGACGAATCCTTCTATCGCTGTATCGGGAACCATTGCTGTAGCTGTAACCAACATACCTATTGCATTATCCACGGTTGAATCTCTTGCTTGAATAAATGCTTTAGGGAATACGATATACACACCGTCTTCTGTCAATGCAACTACAGACTTGTAAATGTTTTGTTTTGTAGATGGTGCACCGTATTTATCAGCCCCGGCTGTTCCTCCCTTAAAGTCAGCAATATTTGTAAAATCAAACTTACCAACGGTAAATGTGATTACTTTTGCTCCTTTAGCGGTCGTACCACCTCTATACACTTCGCCTGTTAGCTGATCTGTATAGAAGTTTGTTGTATCTTCTGCTTCGTCATAATTCCATGTGTCTTGATGCACGTTTGGAACTGTTTTTGTATCTGCATCAGCCAAAAATGCCTTTAATTCTGCAGGTGTAAGACCTTTTGTCGGGTCTCCTGCTACTGGTGCAGTTGCTGCTGTTAATAGATCATTGCTATGATAAATAGCTGAAATTCCTATTCTTGAAATACTTTCCATAATCTTTATAATTTAAAATTTTGATTTGTTACTTTTAATCTTACATTTAAAAAGTCGCTCCATGTTTCAGGATCATCTTCTTGAACAATATCTTCCAATCTGTAATAGAGGGTTTTTCCTTCGAACTCTACGAATGTCCGTTTGTAGAATAACTCAGTGCATACCCTTTCTAAAATTCTTAATCTTGATGTATCAGGCATATATGAACCTAAATCATTCAAATATTTCTTAGGTACATAAACACATACTCTTGCATACGTTTGCTGCCAATCACTATTATCAGTAGCATTAACGATAACGACTATTCTCTCTTTAACAGAGCCTTCTTTCACTGGCAAATGTTGATCCTTTACTATTTCAGGGATTAATCCTAAAACAGCATTAGATTTAACATTGTCAATCAGAATAGTCTTTATGTCGTTTGTTGCTATCATTTACTACCTAATATTATTTGAGTATAGTTGAAAGCACTAAGCCTTTTTAAATCTACGATCTGTGATTTTGCTCTGATAAGTTCACCCTCTTTAACTGTCACCGTTACGCCTATTCCTAAATCGTCTCTACGATCTAAATTGACTGTATGTGTCGGTATTATCCCTGTTCCGGCATAAGCTTTCTTTATATCTGTACTTGCATCATGCAAAAAGCAATCGCATAAATATTCTACAGTTTCAGTGCCTTCTTGCCAATCTCCATTTTCATCTTGATAAGATGGTGTCGATTTGTGGATATACAGTTTATGAGGTTTGAAATACATTACAAAAATCTTACAGATGGTTTTTGATTAAGTTCATCTTCAATCCCAAGTTCTTTACATAGCCAAGCATAATATTGAAGTATGTCTTTTGTATCAAATGACACAGAGAACCCACTTTCAGATATTGATTTTGCTCTAAGAAGTAATTGAGGTATGATATATCTAATTAATCCAAGATATACCGAATTTCGATTTTCATTTGAAAATTCTAAACTTACATCAATACCCATAAGATCAAGATCAGCAAGATCAGCCTCGGAGATATTCACTCCGTAAGGCTGAAATTTGCTTGTTATGTAATCCTTTATTATCATTTGGATACTTTCTTAGTTGCCTTCTTGTCTTCTACTACGTCTTCTTTAGGATCTTCTTTAACTTCGAGTTCTATTAATCCTCTTTCTGTAAGGTCTTGAATTCTTGCTTTATCAGAAAGATCAATAACGTCACCCGGCTTGTATTCCTTCGAAAAATCGAACCTATCAGTAAAACCCTTTAATACTTTTACTTTCATAGTAGAAATATTTATGAGAAGTTAACCAAATCTAAGTTTACAATCTTATGAGGTGCAGCGATATTTGGTATCCATTCAGCGCCATACTCCATGAAACGTCCTTCCTCAGTTCTAACCTGTGATATATACATACCACCCTCAGAGCGAGTATAAACTTTACCCGGTATTGGATCACTTGCTTCGTATGGCTCATGCCACATCATCTTACCGATCTTATCCGATTGCAATAGTGTTACGCGCTTGTCTGCAAATGTTGAAACTGAACCTCCGTCTGTTGTTGCTACATATTCTTCAACTATACGTACTGGAGGTAATCCTATACCGGTGAATAGCTGATTAGCCATAGCGTCAGTCATAAGACCCCCGGCAGATGCTAGTTGCGCACCACCGAATATCATCTTATAGTTTGTTCCAAACTCGGCAGCTCCGATGATATATTTATTGAAGGTAGATCGTGACATCTCGAGAACTGAGAATGCGCCAATAGTTGCCCGAAGTGATTCGATCAATGTTTTCAGGTAAGTAATAAACTTATCCTGATCGCCTACTAATGGTGTGTAGTACTTAACCGGCAATTCAATATCAAGAAGCTCAATTCCTTGCGGATTATCTGCAAGCTTCACCTCCGCTTTACCTGTTGATCTCAAAGAACCTACAACCAAATCCATACGTTTGTGAGGCGCAAGAAGTACTTGTCTCAAATCGTCTGTGATATAATCAATAATAGCATTCATTGCAGCTATTTGATCGGCTGTTTTAGCCTGATTGTATTTATCAATCAAAGATTTAAGCTGATCTAGTCGGTCGTTATCCATCTGATAACGGTCTCCTAAATAAGCAACTTCTCCATAACCTTGTCCTATAGACCGGCGTTCACGAAGCGGTTTGTTCGAGTTCCTGTCAATGATTGATCCTGCTGTTACACCTGTCACAGTTCCAAGATAAGTCTTGAATGTGCGTGACATTGTTTGCTCAAAGTCAAGATAACGCTTCCAATAGATAGTGTCTAGCTTTGTTTGCATTACCCTGTCAATTATCGCTTTTACGATATTTGCATCGTTGAATAATTTATCTAATGTCAATTGCATAGCTTATAATTTATTAGGGTTGAAACATAAAATTATCACCTAGAGAAGCTTTATCCTTGTCAGAGATAGGAAGTTTAAGCTTACTTTCTATTACCTCATAAGCACGTCCAACGGCTGTTACTGTTTCTCCGCTTTCTACTTTAGTTATCGCATAATTAAGTTTGTTGGCTACATTCTTAGGGGTTGTTCCTCCTACTGCTGTTGCTTCAAACAAAACCTGACCGACTGTAACGGCTGCACCGATTGTGGCTGCTACTGTTACAAGATCATAACTTGCGTTTGTCTTATCAATTGCTGTTACTTCTGCTCCTTTTGCTCCTGTTCCTAAATACATACCAACTGCAATAAGAGAGTTCTTAGCAATCTTATACGATGTGGCTGATGCATTAGCAGCTTCAACAATAGTAGCATTCTTAACAACCTTTACTTTACGAGTGGTAAAATCCACTGCTATTGGTGCTAATACCGGAACAATATATCCATCTGTTAAAGAAGAATCGTCCAAGTTGAAACCTCCCGAATGACGGAAGACTGTTTCAAAACGGCAAAGTTCCTCGATTACCGGTTCAGCGTTCAGGTTATAACTAACTCCTGCTGGCATAATTAATTTTGTTTTTGTTGTTCTACAATTTGTTTAGTTCCTGTGTTTATCATCCCTGCGATAACCTCAGACTCTTTTACGTTCTCGCTACCGCTAGATGGAGGTACTGTTTCTTTAAATCCGTTGTTTGCAAGCTCCTGATTACGCTCTCCCCATTTAGTGCCGATTTTTTCAGCCCATGCATCTACTTCTGATTCGTCTTTGAAAGTTCTACCGTCTAAAATATCAGAAGAGTACCATTCAGGCACTTTCTTTTCAGATAGTATACTTGTAAGCTTTTGAGATAGTGTAGCATGTGTTTTTTCTGCCTGTTGCGATCCAACTGTTGAAGCAAGCGTTTGAACCGTTGCCGTAAGACCTTCAATAGCTTTTTGCCATTCTGGGACATCTTTAGGTGGATCTTGTTTTGTCGGATCATCTTTATTCTCAGTACCCTTTGCTTTCAGTTCGTCTAATTGTTTCTGTAGACCCGATTTCTCGTTTCGTACTGTGTCAATATCTCCCTGAAATGCTTTTAAAAGACCTTCGACCCCACTAATAGCGGTTTCGATTGCACTTTCTTCTGTGACGGTTTTAGAAAGGTAGTCAGCCACCCCGTCAAACGCCTTATCACCAAACCCAAAGGTTTTATACTTCGTTTTCAGTGCTACTAATAGTTTTTCTTTCATTTTTATTTATTTTCGTTCGTAATCTTTGTAGTATAAAATTACTTAGGAACGAAGCAGGAAGGAAGGAAATTAAAGTCTGTGAATAAACAGTTGCGCAATTGTGCGCAAGTAGTGTTTTTCGTGTTGTTTTGAGGGTATAAAAAGAAAAAGACACCCTTAGTTAGAGTGTCTTTGAAGTGGGGATTATGTGTAGCTAAATTAGATTTCTAATTAAATTGTCAAGCTCTTTTCCATGTTCAACTATTTGCCCTATCTGCATTTCGTCTCTTAAATCTTTTTCGATCTGATCTATATTGGCAGTTTTGTAGTCAGAAAAAGAAAGCACACGGTAAAATATATTACCTCTATCATCTTTTAAATAGTTTATAACAAAAGAGCCTCTGTTACTTGATGAACCTTGCAGAAGTATCACAGTCGGCAAATATTCCTGCGCAGTATGAGTGATATCATCGCCCTCCCATCCGCTTACGGCTTCGACTACTTTCAGTATGTCAATGTTCGTATCGTCAATAATTCCTTTCTGCACGTTTTGAGGGTAAAAATATTTCATGCTCAATGATGGCATGATAATGCAGATGTTGCTTAAATCGTTGTGGCGGTATGTGGAAATACCGAAATTCGTTCTTGATCCCATATTTTCATTCCCTTTTCAATTTATATTCAACTAAACGGATTCGGATGTTTTCATGAATTCATTAATTGCTTCATCGGTATTTTCAAAAGCATAGAATACATCATCTTTGTTTCTGAGCCATCCAATAAAACCTCTAAGCAAATCTTTGTCATAATTTACTATTGTAGAGTTTTTTAGTTTGAGGATATCGTTAACTACTCCGATATAAACTTCTTCTTCGTGGTCTTCAATTAGTTTATTTACATCGTCTATTGCTTGGTTATAGGCTTTGATTTTTTCTTTTTCAATATCTTGATTGATTATCTCACACATTCTCGAAAAAGACATCTGTTCTGCTGATACATAGCTTATCAACTTTTTAAAATATGCTACTTTGAATTTTTTCATTCTCTTCCTTTTACTTCGTTAATAATGAGGGTTACATTGAATATGGTATTTTTAAATACTTATCTTTCTTGTTTTGACGTTTAATCTTTACGTAAACATCGCCTGCAAATTCGTCACCAGAATAGCCTCCATTACACCATTGGTCAACCCAAACGCCTTGAATCTCTTTATGCCAATATTCTTTTTGATAGTTTCCTTTCGGTTTATCTACAATTGAATAACCCGACGTTCTATCTAAATCTTCTATCAGATCGCCTAATGATTTATGAAAAGAGTTTCCTTTGACGGTTTTAATAGCATTAATAACCCTTTGGTCTTTTCTATTACATTCGGCTTCATATTGGAAAAATTCACTCATTGCTTTATCCATGTCTGCTTTGTTCTTGTCATCGCATTTAGGACATACAGGGCAATAATCATCAAAGCGGTTATCTTTGCTATCAAACTCGCAAAAGCACCAATTGCATTTTACTTTTTCCATCTTCTCTTTCTTTTAAGTATATTGTATTTTAAATTCCACCTCTATCTCTTCGTTATAAGATAAGCTTTCTCCGTTATGGCATGAACAGCACCCTAAGAAGTACGTTTTTTCTGGGTTTGTTACATCTGTATATTCATTTACTTGGTAATTCTCATCGCAATGTTCATATATTACAATACCAGTTTCGCGATGTTTAAAATAGTTGTTATTATAGCAAGACATTTCAGGTATATGCTCGAAATCTTTTCCATCTAAAATTAGTTTCATCTTTTCTTTCTTTTATCTCCCCTTTAACATGAGAAAGGGGAGGGGTTATGATTTAATTATAACTTTCAGATTGAACGTCCTCGCAATAGATTCAATTTCCTGTATTGCGCATCGTCTCTTTTCGTCCCATTCGTCCCAGACATCTTTATATCTATCTGGCGTTGAAGACCTGTTGTAGCAATCTAGTTCGTCTGTCTCATTGCCTCGGTGCTTGAAGTTCGTTCTTTTTACCATTAAGCACACCTTTTCTAAAGGCAATCCCGAAATCTTACATCTAAAATCGTTTATAAAACAGAAAGTAGAGTCCTTTTTTATTTCAATCCAAGAACGCTCGATCCATCCTGTTTTGTAATCAGTGGTATTCATTTCTTATATTTTATTAGTTGGTACTAAATACTCGCTACAATCCCAAAAGCTAAGCTTTCCTTTTACATTGAGAATAGGTTTGTCGAATAGGACAGGGTTAGAAAGTACCCAATTGTAGATAATTAAATCATCTTCTGTATCTGGATCGGATTCATTTGCTTGATGAATAATTGATCTTTCAGCCCAAATACTATCGTGATTAATTACACAATCAACTATATCAATATGTCCGATGATCGCAGATAGCTGAACCTTTTCAATTAGATTTATTTTCTTAGATTGGATTAAGTAATTCAACTGATCGGCTGTAAATACACCTTCACTAAAATATTGCCCAACTGGCTTCGCACTCGCATGAATATACACACGACCTCTATACTTAGTTGGCCATGTTCTATTCTCTACATCTTTTATACCGGCGCATATCAAATATGCCCATGGTTGTTTTATTGATATTGCTTTGTTCATTGTCTTTGCTTTTATTGTTAATAAGGTGGAGGTTAGATTAATTGGTTAAATACATCCATAAATTCGTTGTAGTATTTCGTATGGAGATCTAAAGTCTCTTTATCTTTATTGTCTATAAGTAGTGACACGCTACTTTGTCTTGTATCATTTTCTTGGGCTATCCTTGCTACCGCAAGAACAGAGCATAATCCTTTTATTACATTTTCTTTTTTCATTGCATAAGAGATTGCCCCCCGAAGGGGCTATTATTACTTTCTTAAGTTATTTAATTCTATCGCTGTATTGTCAGCTTCTTCTTTGGATAAGCAAAGGCTTTCTAAGCTCATATCTAATTTATTATATACACCATAATAACCGCCTCTGATTGGTTTTACGTAAAATCTATCGCCTGTTACTGTTTTGAAATATCCTATTGCTTTCATATCTGTAATTATTAATGGTTATATTTTTTATTACTTAAATATCTACCACAAATATAGTATATAAAATATAAATATCAAATAAAAAAGTGTTAAAAATATATTTTATGATATAATTATAGCGATCATGTATTGTTTTTATAATATAATAGTCTATATTTGCATATAAATAATGCATTATATGAGTAGATTTAAAATCAAAGAACTAATAGAGGGTAAAGGATATACTATAAATTCATTTGCCGAACATATAGGAATGCCACAAGGTAATTTAAGCAATATCGCCAACGGAAAGGCTAATCCGACTGATAAGACGCTTCAAATGATAGCGGATAATTTAGGAGTTGAAGTTCCCGACTTATATAATAGGAAAGAATCTATATTTATATGTGAGAATTGCGGTGCAGTATATGAAATGAAAAAGAAATGAGTATGGAAAAGGTGTTATTGAATAGCGACATGCTTAATGATGCGGATAGTATCTATTTTCAAATAGATAAGTTTGAGTTCATCAAGTTTAAGATGTACAACATAATGGAGTACCCTAAATTTTTCGTTGCTTGCTATAAAGACTTAGCATATCGGGGTATAAAACATAAATCTTTATTCGTTCCTATGAGCATATACAATAACGTTTCAGTCTTAATATCGCATGATGCAAATTTTAGGGCGACTGATACTTTTGAAACTGTATTGTCTGCTATCGGTATAAATGAAAGGAATCTGATAGTGTATATACCTGATGTATTAAAGGATAAATTCAAGGCAATGCCATAACCGAAACCGATTTAATTAAACTTTTTAAGGAGAAATGATAGGAAACAACAAATAGGGTTTAAAATCTATTTCTTGTCATTTTTCTTTAAATTATTATCCTTGTCAAAGTATTCGTAATACCCTTTTGGCATATCAGGTTGTTTAGGAGAATATCTTTCATCTTCCAATATTCTGTCAAACTCTTCATCGGTTGCAAGTATAGGTATAGTGACACACATGCATTGCACATGAAAACCAATAAATTTAAATGTCTTAGGAAATACAAGTCCATTCATAGCACTACATATAGGACATACAGTTGACACCCTGTTTGAATTTTGAATACGATAGCCTATTACGACTGGGTTTTGTTGAAATCTTAGATATTCCGCTTCTCTGTAAGCTCTGTTAATCTCATTTCTTGCCAACCTCAAAGCATTCTGGTAAGAACTTCTATAGACACCTTGTCCCGGTGAATATTGTAATGCGTTCTTAGATGGTGCCAAATTACCGAACTTATCCCGAACTTTCCTAAAACGCATATCGGGTTTATTAAGGTACTTCTTAATGTCGGTTGCGAGTGATTTTGCGCTTTGCCCTTTTTCTATTGCTGCTGAAATAGCCGATTCAAGTTCGCTTCTTAGGTTTGCATTTGAACTCCAAACACGATCAGAAAGAGTAAGACCTTTGATCTTGCTTTTCTTGAATGCTTCTAGTTCTTTTATGTTAGGCGATTTTAAAGCTTTTGGAGCGACTTTATTTTTATTGTTGAATAGTTGGTCTACTAAAGCATCATTCTTTTGATTTGACAGCTCCCATACGTCCGTAATCTTATTATTTATGTAAATGTTAACTGATAACTTTAGCTTATTTATTAAATCGTCGGCTTTATTCTTGATTGAAGGGTAATTCTTGAATAAGAAATACTCTTTATCCGAAATGCTAAGAAAAGAAGCAACCCCCAATAGCTCATCTACTAAATCACCATAGATGTTCTCTAGGTCTTTTAGTATCTTTATTTGGGTTTGGCGATATTGGGAGTCGTATTTGTTCATTATCTTATTCTATTTTCTTTTGATATTTTACGCATCTTATTGCTAATACCTAATCGATACAACGTAAAAGCATAATCGTGCATGCAAACATGACCTTTATACATTCCAAAGTTTGATCTTTTTACATCTGATAGGTATGTTGGTATCTCTTTTATATTATTCCATTGCTTATCAGTAAGTGAAGTTGTTTTCTTCTGAATAAGAATACGTCCGTTTTCGGATATTCTTACACAAGGTGCAAACCATTTCGGAACATCATTAGTCATATATTTTACCATTTCCCATAACTCCCATTCGAGGATATTATCAGACGGTAACCGGTCTACATTCTTGTGGATTTTTACAACACATGATTTATCGTAATCACATTCATAAACAACCCTCGAACAACCTTCTGCAATCAGATCACCGCAAAGTACATCGTGATAAGCCATCATTATGTCGGCACTATCAAATAATTCTATTATATCCTTTACGGTATCGGTTCTCATGGTTGGATCTGTTTATAACCTCTCATAAAGGACATGCCAAACATATATACCATCTTGAACTGTACCAAGAAAAACAGTATTCAAATCATCCGGCAAATTATCACCTGTGCCGAATATATGAAACCGAACCATTGATAATGGCTGACTCTCGTCTATCAAAGCCCAAACGCATAACTTTTCATTTTGCATCTGTACTGATAGTAACTGTGAGTTTTCAGGAAGGCAAAGGCATTGTTTTTCTATTGTGAGATCAATGGGATATTTATAGATAGTTTTCATTGTCTTTATTTTCGTATCTGTTCATGAAATAAAAAATTAAAGTGGTCAAATACGACCACTTTGGAAAACATCAAGCCTTGAGACTTAAAACCGCTTCAATTTCACTTTCTTGGCATTCAGTAAGACTGACATCAAAACCCTCTACTTCTTGTATAAGGACATAAGCATGTTCATCTGGCTCAATAACACCTCCCGATTCTCTGTCAATGATACATCCATCTTCTTCATCGGTCGTAAAGCCGACAATACAAGCTAAAACTTTCTCTGTGCTGTTTTCTGGTGTGAATAACACCTTGTCAAATAAATTAAATTTTCTCATAACTAATTTTTGATGTTAAATATATATTTTACAAACACTTTCACCCATAACCAAGCAACATACCATTTGCGAGGCCGAATATTTACTGACAAGCTACTACCTATTGAGGTATCCTGTGATATTTTGAATTTAAATCGATTCATGATCTTAAATTCTTTTTCGTTTACCACTCTTATATCTTCTCGTTGGTCTATTCTCTCTGTGATATAGAGAGCGTAGAAAGTTTAGGATTGCTTTCATACTTATTAAATTTTAGTTATACTCCTATAGGATAATTACTTACTTCATTTTTCTTCTTTTCGTCTTCCTCAATATCCGAAAGCTCCTGATCTACATTGTCCTCTTCAACTAATCCAGCAAGTATGATACCTGTCTTGCGTGATGCGATACCACCCATAACAGCATCAGCAGCGTTTTTAATCTTGTCAGAAGTACTATCGATCATGTAAGGTACAATCTGAACATCTATATCGATAGTCTCAGACGCATCAGCATAAGCAGTATTAACCGACCCTATAGCAGAGACAAGAAAGTTATAACGTCGTTGCAAATGCTCTCCTAATGTCTCAGCGTGCATTTCTACTGCCATGTGAGCACCCATAAAAGCATATTTAAAGCTTATACCAGAGAAAGCATTCCCCATACCCCGTAAGTTTTCAAAGCTTATACGAGGTGTATTTGTGAGGGAATAAGCATTCTCTGTAAGTGTATCTATTTCTAGTTTTGCAGCTTCAGGCGTTTGCTGCCATGAAAGATATTTTAAGTCTCCTTGATTTTCTAGTTCTACAAGACCCCCTCTTGCTGCCTTCGGATTATTGTCTATAACTTTACCGGTTGCAACCAACTTAGGAAAGAAATTATAATCAATACAATCTCCATAGTTAGATATTATTGTTTCTAACCTATTCCTGATAGGTCTTATATTAGCGCATAATGATTTCTCCCTGTATGAGTATATTGTTGGGTTCTTTTTGAAGTTATGCTTAAATGGATACCCCGGAGCATTAGACCAGTCAGCACCATTTTGCACCCATAGATATACTGAATTATCATCTACAAACTGGAAGTAATTAATAGTAGTGCCATCAGCTTGCTTGATCATATATTCACGTCCTAAGCCTTTATAATCATTGGCATCATCAAAGAATGGCCAAAGAGTATCGCCACGGAAAGGCGACCAGACAGCACATTTGAATTTACGTGTAGCGTTAGCCTTAACACCAAAAACAGATTTTACTTTATTGAGTATTAATTTCCAAAAACTTTTATCTTCAACTGTATACCAATATTCAGCTACTTCTGTTTCAGCAAGCCATGAACGAACAATCCTTTTATTGAGATATTTAACCTTGTTTTTTCGGTCTATTGTCTTTACGACTTTGAATAGCTCTTTTTCTTTATCATCTTCTGTTTCACATGTCAAATCAGGCTCATTACCTACAGTAAATGCAGTATGAATATTCACGATATCCTGTTCGAGCGGTAAGGGAATGCGATTAACCGGCTCATCTTTTGTAATAGCAGCTTTGGTAACTTTTCCTGTCAAAGTGTCTTTTTCTTCCGGGCTTATAACTTTTATCTCGTCAGGGCGTAAAGTCTTATCCATAACATCGTGAAGCATCGGATCCCAATCTTTTTTTAACTGCTCTACTTCAACTATGGGTGTTTTCCTAGCCTGTTTAATAAGTTTTATCTTATCGGCTATATTTTCTTGTGATAGTATCTCTTGTAATGTCATATATTCGTTTTTAGTGGAAAACTCCTGTTAAGTCTAAAGCCTTTCTATATCTACCCAATATTTCGGAAAGGACAACATATCTACTTGCGTCTATACCATGATTATAATTATCTATTGGCATATTTGTACATCTACCATCTTTATCTTGCATCCAAACATAATTTCGGAACTCTTTTATCAGATTAGTAGATCGGCGTGTTACTTTTATATTATACTCGTCCATTTTTTGTACACCGGCAACAATAGAACCTTTAAATTTCTCTACTGGATAGATGTTTATATCAGCATTTTTTATTTCTTGTATCAATCTTGGGTCTGCGCTTTCTGATATAATTTTCATATCATGATACGGCTTCAGCTGCCTTATTATATCGCCAGACAACATGTGTGTGCTATAAAATAATTCATCTAAATAAAGATCATTATCCAATAAACATACCTTAATCGCTGCTGTTGGATCATTAGTATATCCGAAGTCAAGTCCTATCCAACTCTTTTTAACCCATTGAGGGATTTCTTCTACTATTTCGATGTTCTTGAATATCAATCCTTCGATTTGAGACTGCAAACCTAAACCGTATATCCGCCAAAGAGACTTATTTTTATGTTCAAGGCTCTCAATGCTGTCTATTACTGTTTGCTCTAAAAACGGATTATCATTATATGTAGAAATGAAATGAAATGTCTTTTCTTCTTTGTTTAAATCACACAACCAATGATCATCACTAAATGATGGGTTATAATCTACTATTGCATACATTGTTGTACGCATTTGGAGCTGCACCCACTCAATATGTGATATCTCATTTGCTTCATTTACATAAAGAATATGCCTTTTACGTCCCCTTAACTTTTGTTCTGAGTCGGTAGAAAAGAACTCAATAAAAGAGCCATTCCCGAAAGTGTATATCATTTCTGTTTTATTTAGACACTTATCTTCAAAAATGCCTAATCTAAATAATATATCTTTGAAGTCTCGAAATACCGACCCTTTTATAGCTGGCAATGTAGATCGGACTATTGACACTGATAGATTAGGGATAATCAGACAATACACGATAAGCAGTATAAGGATATTATATGTCTTGCTGCTTCGGCTACTACCTTGACATGAAACAGTCGTAAACCCCATCTTGACTGCCTGTGCTACTATTCCGAATACTTTAGTAGCTTGCAGTTTTTCGGGGTTTATATCCTCTTTTTTATCTACTATCTCGATGTCTAAGTTCATTTGAATAGTCCTGTTTTATCTATTATCTGAATAGAAGAGATTAAGTCTTTACCGTCTTTGCCTGTAACCTCATTTTTCTGTGTCGCCTTCCCATATACTCGATCAAGCAATCTATCCAAGTTTCCTAGTTGTTTGTTTTCTATATCTCCGGCTATCGAAGAAGCAATAATAACTACAGCAATAGGGGTATCTTCTTTTTTTGCGAGATCCACTAACTGGTCTTTGTTGAGTATTAGCAACGATTTAACAACTTTGTTGAAATCCTCCAAAGACAAAGATTCTCCAAGCTCATCAAGTTCTCCGATTATCTCTTTAAATCTTGATGGCTTGCGTCCTGCGTTTTTAGGTTGGTTCTGCGATGTAAACCGAGAACCTTTTTCTAGATTTTTTAAGCTGCTTTTCTTTACTCCCATTTATATTAATCCTCGTTTTATCCTCGTTTTATCAGAATGGAACATAATTTGCCCCACCCGAATTTGATGATTGATAACTTGGTGATCTTCTACTTGCAGATGTTGACCTTCTTATCCGTGATCCGCTTCCACCTCCGGTGCTTCCTGATGCCATAATTTTACTTATTAATTATATCCCATAGCTTTTGACCTCTTAGGGACTTGTTTCGTTTGACCTCTTTGTTTATTGTTTTATATTCTTGGATGATGTTCATGTGGTACTCCATCCAAAAATCATATAGTTCGGTATTTTCTTCTATTACAAATTGCTCTATGTTACTAGAGCTTCTCAGATTAGCACTTCCATGAATTACGACTTTCTTTCCTCCTAAAGTTTCAAACATCGCAATCTTTGTGTGGCTCCCCGCTGATGCTAATTGAAAACGATTATCTATATCTAACTTGTCATAGATATATGGGATCAGAGACTTTCTTTCATGTGCATAGAAGTAATCTGAAAGGATAAGGTTTAATTCGTCCACAAACTGACCGCTGATTAAATTAAAGAGGCTATCTACATTATTTTGATCTAATGATAGTGTAGATATAGTGAGCCTTTTACATTTTGCATTATTATTGACAATGAATGCTTCGATAAAATCACCGAAAATGAAATTGCCTGCTACTATGCAGTTGTAACGAATACCCTTATCTAGTTTGATGCCTTTTGCTAGTTTTAAGGCGTTGCTATATTTAATTTTATTCCCCGGTAACTCTTTTGCAACTTTAGCTCTCTTGTAACGGTTATCAAATCCATTGTCGGCTATTGCCATGTCAAAGTCAATATCCGGAATGTCTATGTCTATATTTAATTCTTCTATCATTTCATCTGATTTAACTCAATCCTAAACAATATCTCACTATAAAGGTAGTCAAGAGAGAGCTGAAAGTCTTTGTAGTACTTATACCACGAGCAAACAGAACGCAAACTATTTGAAATATGAGAAGGTGATAAGTTTAGGACATCTGCGATAACATCCCGCTTGCCTCTTTCAAGGAATTGCCCTGCAAATATCCGGGGCGAATAAAGCAATGCAGCGATAATTAAGAAGTAATGTTTTGTATCGTACCTGAAGTTATTTATTTCTTCTCGTTCTTTGCATAATTGAGTTACCCAATCGTACACTTTGTAAATAGTATCTATGTCTTTTAAGTCTGACTTTAGAACTATCTTTTCTACTTCACGAAGTTTGTCTAATTGTATTTGGTAGTTTTCTAGGTCGGTAATTCTCTTTTGAAGTAATCCTTTCTCTTGAATTTTAACGGTTTCCATATACTATGCAATTTAAATTATTACTAACTTTGTATTGCAGAGTACTTTTTATTTAGGTTTAAAGAAAAGATAAGGCAACCTTAGTGATGTGGGGTTGCCTTTATTGTTAGGTTGTTTTTGGTGTCCATGTATCTTCTCTCCCGTCCTTGTGTTCGTCTATCCAACGCAACATATACGATTTACACGAAGAGAACCAAGCTCTTTTAGAATTAAGATTAAGGTTCATCGATTCGTATTTAGTTAAGGGCTCTCCCTTATCTTGTCTTTTTATAGCATTCCCCATATATTCATGTATTTCTCCACTTAGAGATGCGCGAAGCAAATAAAACCATGTAGGTTCTAAACACATGGCAAGTTTATCGGCTATACATAATTTAGAGGGTCTCTTATTGTCTTTCTTTGCATAAAATCTAGAATGATAACGAGAGAAATCACCCCACTCTTTACCGAATAAATACTCCATGACTTTCGCCCCTAGTTCCACATGAGTTTCACCCTCTTCTCCGTCCATATTCGGTTTGCCCCAATACCCTAAATCGTGGACAATAAAAGAGACCCACAATCTAGGATCATACGGGAATCCGTATAATTTCCACCAGGCTATAAACACTAATATTGGATGCCATAAAAAGAAATGGACTCCGAATAATATACTTTTTGTACCTACTTTCATTTGTATTTTTTGTTATTTAATATCCAAATACTATTTAAAATCTACTTATTCGCTTCTATTATCTTATCGTACATGCTTTGGTTCTTGTTGTACATTTTTACTCCGTATGATACTGTTGAGTGATCGTAGCCGACTATGTTTCCAATATCTTCTACTTTTAGACCTTGCTTTCTTAATTCAGAAAAACGCTTATATCTTAATGCTACTTCTATACCTGTGCTTCCTTTTCTTTTTGCCATGGCTAATCTTCTAAGTCGTATTCTTTTACTTCTAGTTCTGATTCTGGGATGATAATATTAGTCCACTGATCGCTAGGTGTTATTGATGTGTCGCAAGTCCAAACGAACAGTCCAATTGAAAGATCAGGTTTATATTGTATTACGGATCCTTTTTCATCTAGTGTATCATCAAATCCGTTCCAAAACAACCCAGTCGGCTTGTGTTTAATTCTGTATACTTTCATTTTGTTACATTTTGTTGTACTAGCTCGGTGACGAACCCTCACTTTTGATATTTAAACCGGGAATATTTTTAAAAAATGTCATAAATTATGAGATTTACTGTTTTCGTATCTATATCTCTTTAATATTTTAACAGCCCATTTTCGCTCATTTCTAACATATAATGATTTATGCCTTTTTGCCCTATCAAACTTTAATAGCCTTAACATACGCTGAACAGTATATTTATTTAGATGCTTTTGATAGTAATCAGTGAAATGATACTTATACCATACTGATACATGAAAAGGGCTTATAAATAGTCTATAAAACATAGAGAACGGATATCCTATTATAAAAAATATAATTCTCAGTATATCCCAGATGAATTGGCATAATACTCCAATCAAAGCAACCGAGCTATCTCTTAAATCTAATATTAGTTCCTTCATTTTAGTTGCTCTATTATATCAAAGTGCAATATCCTTGCTAAATCGTATTCTATCATCGCTCCTTTTGAGTTTTGATAGCCTTTGAGTAGGTAGATAGCATCACAATCAAGTAATAGCTTTAGATCGGCTCTCATGTGTTCGTTCCATGTTGATTCACGAGGCAAACCATTATTAAGTGGGTTTACTACTTCGTGACTCTGCTCTTGAAGTCTTATTTCTGCATCGTTGAATGCTTTTTCAACTTCTTCGTAAGGCATCCCGGTAATAGGGCCTGATATGTATACTTTCATCTTCTTTCCGTTATGTTATGATATGGGTTTCCATTCGGTAACGTTTAAATCATGCTCTGTTCCAGATTCTAACCATATACCATCATCATGATATACAGCTAATGCGTATGCACCAGAATCCAGTTTAACAAGATAAGCAACAACGGAGTGTTGTAAATAATCGTCTATATCCGGCAATTCCTCTTCTACATTTCTCCACCTTTCAGCTTCTTGCCACTTGGAGAGGATGATTTCTTTAGCTATTTCAGAACCTTTACGCATACCTTCATTGAAAAGAGCGTAGTTGCTACGATTCTCAATTACTCCTGCATTTATTCTAAGCTCTATCAGTTTTTTTATTTCTTCGTTCATGGGTTACTTATTATTTATTTTGTTAGCCAATTCTTTCGCTTCTTTTAGTGACCCTCTGAAAGGGAACATTCCATCATAAATAGGTTGATATGGCAGAATCCAACTTCTTTTAACCCATACCTCATAAGTGCCTATTCCGCCTTGTACTATTTTTGCTTTCATACTTCTATCTTTAAATCGTTTCCTGTTAGTGATTTGAATAGATTCTGGAGTTGGTGGAGATATTTTACCTCAATGTTTCCACCTATCCAGCCATAAAATAATCGACCATCATTCCAAATTGTAAGCCCGAAAGAATAGTTAAGCCATCCATCACTTGAATTATAAGGATCAATCCCAAACTTGTTTCGTTTAAACCCTGCCTTCAACAGTATATCTTCTGTTAGGGGGATGGCAGATTTGATTATTTCGTCAATAGTTACACATTCAACTTCATTTTCTATCATTCCAAAATGATATCCTTTCCATTGAAATGGTTTACCATCATACCCTATAAACCAATTATTCAGCATTATATCCCCTGCTTTTATTTCTTCCATGTTATTTATTCTTTATAGTTTTCATTGAATTTCTCAATATCTTTTGGCGATTCTCGCTTTTCTTCTTTACGGTAACAATTATCATCGCAATAGTAAATGTTAGATTCAGGAAAACACTCTGAATATGTATTGTACACATCAACCATAGAGCCACAATAATGACAAACCTTATATCTTTCCATATTATTTGAGTTCTCTATATGCTTTATTTATCAATCTGTTTATTTTGCCATTCGGATATCCACCAGTCAATGATTTCCGCATAGTCTCTGAAATATCAGCCGACCAATAACCGCTATTTAATTCAGCACATATCTCTTTTTCCAGTTCTGTGAGAACTTTAGCGTGGTTTTGCCTTCTTGTTGGATGTCCCAACCACTTTAATTTAATAATTATACTGTCTTTTAATTCTTTAAAAGATGTAGGGATCGTAAACTTTATTTCTTTCATGTTATTTGAGTTTCTTAAATTCGTATCTGAATACATAAGGGTTTCTTTCCCATGTACCTTTTTTACCTACTTTGTCAATAAGAGAGGCGAATGCTTCACGAGGGGTTTTATATTCTTTATATTGTCCATGAGGGCAATTATCTTTTGTCACACCGAAATGCCAATAATATTTATTCCACTCACCAGATGCAGACTTGTATCTAGTTTCCATTATTCCTTCTTTGATGCAATCTTCATCGGTAATATCTTGCAGCCTTTCGGCTCTTACATTTAATATTTCTATTTTATTTGGCATGAGCTCTGCTTTGACGAACATCTTATTTGTGTATCCCGCTGATAATTGAAGCTCTTTTATCTCCCAATTATCAAACCTAGCACCGCTAATAATATCCTCATATCGTTGGGCAATAGTGACAACCTCACTGACTTGGTAGGGTAAAGGAATACCGCAATACTTATTCTTTGGGCTAACACCATTACCGCACAGATAACAATAACAACCCGAGCCGTCTTTATCCTTATTGATGATAAGTTGCATCGGTTCATCTTTCCAATCAGCACCATTGTAGTGCTTATGTGATTCGGAGCAGTCTTTTATATTAACTATTCTCCTTGTAACAGTCTTTCTGCCTTCTAAAACTGCATCGGTAAGTCCGAACCGATCATTAAACATTATCTTTTTCATTCCTTTTCAATTTTAATAATTGCGTACTTCTTGTTGGGGTTGAGTCCTTTTGATTTGAGAAGAGAGATGCCACTTTCCATTGAATTTTTAATTGAATATCCACCGAATTGAGGCTTAACTAAATAATTCATATATCCGTATCCTTCGAATTTATAAACTATAGTATCCCATTGTTCCTCTGTTAGCGGAGTAACGCCGACTAAAGAATGATTATTAAATCCAGATGTAATGCAATATGAGCTTCTGTACTCATTGATAACCGTCTTGTATGAAAAGCATCCGTTATCTGATATTTGCACATTACAGGCATCCTCTGGAATCTCTACGGCTATGTGTTTATCTGTTAGGTGTATCATATCTATTTTTCTTTAAAAATTATACACGTTAAAATTTCATGTATAGGAAAGTGAGTTTTTCTATACACGTTGGAAATGGGATTGAAGCTCGGCGAGGGTGGATTTGTGAAAGCCTGCTGATCCTATTACGAAATCCTCACCTTTGTATTTCACTGTGATTCCGAAAAACTCTCTCGATTCACATAAATACATCTCTTTTAAATCGGGGATAAGTTTATTGTCGAAGTCTGTTTTATACCACTGCAAATAATCGCTATCATCCCTCATAGCTGTTACAGCTTGGAATAATTGAGGGTTGCCGATGCAGTTGATAGCCTCAATACCGTTGCATTCATTACTATCAACCCAAGCATCAAGCTCCTCTTTATCAACCTCCATATATGAATAAGTACCATCATCAAAGAATACAGATATTATAATATCGTATTCATTCTTTTTGAGATATAGTATTCTATTATTATCATACCCCAACTTCTCCAGATGCTCTCTGTTTTCTATTGTATTGTCTCCTATGACTGAATATTTGAAACTCATATCTTCTATTCTTTATCTGTTATTAATGAGGGGTTAAAATTGTAATACTTGTTGTTTTTCTTTCTTTTTAAAGTATACTTTCAAATCATCAAGACCGCAAAATCCGTTACATTCGACTAATGGTTCTGGCGGTCTACCTTTCATCATTGATATATCTTTAACATCTGGATAGTCAGGGTGTGGCATTAGGAACACAGGAACAAAACCGCCTTTCTTTTTAGCTTCTTTGCTTTGGTCTTTACAAATTGTGACAGGCTTACCTGCCAGATTCGTTAGTTCATGTTCACGTATAGCCATAGCTATTACCTTTTCGGGCTCTTCCCTTTGGCGTTTCTGCCAATATCCAATACCTCCACGAGTGCACCCAGTCTCGTCACAGTTATTGTTCTCATAGCCTTTCTTGTAAGTGAACGGTATTTCAATACCATGATCTTCTAATATTTTTATACAGTCCTTTTTCACATATCCATAGAACAATAGAGGGAATATAGCATTTACATGAGGACTATTTTTAATCATAGAGGCTGCTCTATGTGCTTCTGTTAGATCAAACCCAAAAGCCTGATGAGTCCAAGTATTTTCTTTCTCCCATTCTAAGCGAACATTGCGCTTTAATTCAGTAGAACAAATTGCCCCCCCCGCAACACTGAGAGATTTATATTTATACCAAACCTCCTGTATAGAGTTAAATTCCTTGCTTGATATAGTTTCTATTTCGATGCCATACCATTTTTCGCAATCTTTCAAAAAACGATAAGTATCTTTATGCTCGTTTCGGGTGTCTTGAAATATCACTCTTACTCTGTCAGCTCCGAATATCTGAATACACAGCCAACAAGTAACAGCAGATGATACACCACCTGACCACCAAGCAATAATATCTTTTTCTTTCATTTCTTTTCTTCTAAATAGGTTAGTACTGCATCAAGTAGGGCAGAAGATGCGAGATGGTGAGTGTCGAACCATTCATTTCTTTCAATATATTCCACTTTATTTATACCTGTTTCAGAATCTCGTTCATATTCCATTATTGACCACCTATAGGCAGCCCATTTTGGATTATCAATTGCTGTAGATGGTCTCATAGTTGGATACACACCACACATCAGATTAAACTCCTCTCTTACCCAATCAAGAGCATCTGAAACGGTATATACTCTTATCCATGAAGGAATAAGTTGATAATCTTTATCCTCTTTGAATTTTCGTCGAGAAACAAGCTCACCGCTTTTAGTATATCCTACATATCCGCAATCAGAAACTATATATATTCCTAATGCTTGTAATCTCTTTGCTTGCTCGAAAGTTGTTATCTTACTCATTGCTCACTGTATCTTTTTCTATTATTGTAATTTTTGTTACTTTAATTTTCTCAAGTATGTTAATTATAGAATCGGAAAATATTTTATTCTCTCTGCAATTATCTATAGCTCGCTGCTGCATCTCGTTGTGTTTCTCATAGACCTCTATCGTTTCGTCTTGGATGGTGACTACTATTGCTGATATTACCATAACAATAAAAAGAAGTACCATCATTACTATACCATCCTTACTCATCGTCTGCCTCCTTTCCGAGTGCTTTGGCGATGATAGTATCAGCATACTTTAAGTAATCTGATAGGTGACCTGCATAGCCTCTTTCTCTTATACCATTTGCAAATGATTGTAATGCTTGTAGCAGTTCAGGTGCAGCAGCTATTAGTTGAGCGTTGGCAATCTGTTCTTCTTGCCCTCTTTTTCCAACAGCTTCACAAACTGAATAATAAGAATCAGCCGTTAATACTTGAAATCCCATATTTGAGCGAATCCATTTTAGTTCGCCTTTTCTTGTCTTTGTTCCTTTAAATTCCATAGCTATAAATTTTTAACTAATGTTTCTATAGTACAATCAATCGTAATATTACTTACGTTATCAGAGATTAAGGCACAACCTGATTGAAGCTTATTGTTTTTAATAGTTGCAGTAAAAACGATATACTCGCTATCGGTTATGATGTGCCATATAGCTTTTATTTTTTCCTTAAATCGTTTCATTTTATTTTTGTTTTGTCTAGTGCCAGTCCTTTGTCTATTAAGCCGTAACGCCAATCAAAATGAAGGCTATCTAAATAATCGGCAACCTCTAAACTGAATGGGATATGTTCACAATTAGAATCTACTTCTAAAAACTGATTAACCATATAGAACCAATGAGATTGAGAGTCAAAATAGATGAAGTATATTTCTCTATCTTCCATAGGTACTTTATACGGGATAGAGGCATCTGTTAAATCAAATCCATAGAATACATCTCCATCATCGTATGTATATTTCTTTAGGTCATATTCTAACATTTCACCTATTACTTTCATCGGCACTTTCCCATCTTCCATTTCTGTGTAGAGTGAGGATATAGGGAGAAGGATAGGCTTGACTTCATAAAGATCAAACCATTTTCTTGTACCACTCATATTCTTATACCTTTCCGAGGTATACTCACAATAAAGTTCGCTACGATTGCATCCTATAATATCTACATAGTCTAGTGCTATATCTTTTGATACATAGGCTATTCCTTTCAGCCCATACGGCAAATACGGAGCCAAATGCTTTAATTCAAGTTCCATTTCTGTATTAATTTAAATTTTAAGTTCTTCATCTGTATTAATCCCAGCCACCGACATTGTACATTGAAAGATCATTTTCTGACGGAGTGGTGTTTCTTATTGCATCTAATAATTTCTTCTTAGTTTCTCTACACATCTTATATCCATACTTAGCGTATCTATATGTCCGCTCCCATGTGCTAATAGGAAATGGAATATTTTCGTCAATGACTAATCTCTTCATATGTAAGTGTTCAAAGAAATTTGGATGGTGTAGTATGGTATACTCTACCTTACTTCGACCTTCCGATTCAACCTCCTTTTTGAAATACGCCATTTTAGCGACTGTAAAGTCGAAACTTCTTAATATTTCTTCGGGTGTTCCAAATTCGGACTGGATAAGCTCAATCCAAGTCTTTTCGCCCTCTTTTTGAAATGCACAGACTTTCTCATTTCGGTATTTAAACTTCCATCCTTCTTTAACAAGGTCATCACTATTGAATAGATCAACTGCTTCAAGGAAATCTACTTCATTTTCAAAGAACACATCAATATCTTTCACTCTTTCTCCTGACAGGATATTCTTAAAGCAGCCTCCAGCAATAAAGCCTTTATGCTTTACCATATACTTGTCAAGCCATCTAATTTGATAGAAGTTTTCAGGTGTAGTTTCTATGTATGTTGAGTGAGTTTTAACTGACTCATCCACACTCGGCGAAACAGAATCTTTCGGCACATATGTTATACCGTCTATGTTTATCTCTTTCATAGCTTTAAAATATTGTTAGTTGTTAATTAAAAAAGCAACTCGAAAGCTGCTAGAAGGGTACGTTATCGATTGTTGGTGTAGGTCCTGTTGGTTCGAATATCTTTTTATATCTACTATCATGAGCGAACTGCACAACCTTATTTCTTTCTCCATTACGATACTTTGAAATAACGATCATCCCCATGTTGGACCATTCAGTTAAATCAGGATCATAATAATCCGGTTTATGAATGAATAATACCATATCTGCATCTTGTTCTATATCTCCGGACTCTCTTAGGTCCTCTAATCGTGGGACTCTTACTTTACCGCCTTTTTCAGGTCTACTTAATTGAGACAGAACAATAATAGGAATACCGAGTTCTTTCGCCAAACTCTTAAGCTCACTGGTGATATAAGCTATTTCAAGTTGTCTACGCTCGAATTTCATATTTGTACGTATAAGCCCCAAGTAGTCTACTATCAGTAACTTTAAGTCATTCTTTCTTTTTAGCCTGCGAGCTTCTGATTTTATATTATTCAGATACCGTATAGAATGATGGTCTAATATGTGAATAGGTAGATTATATAACTTTCCTGACTGTTCGTCAATAGCTTCCCACTCTTGATTTGACAATTGCCCTGTAAGCAAATTCCGAGTATCTATTCTTTCATCTTCAAGTAAGTATCTATTGACTAACTGTTCTGTATTCATCTCAATTGAGAATAAACCAACCGTACTACCACTTTCTGCAGCAGATTTAGCAAAAGAAAGAGCCATTTGTGTTTTCCCCATACTTGGGCGCGCTCCTATGATTATAAGATCAGGCTTTCTCCATCCACCATCTAAGGACCTTGTAAGAGACTCAATATTTGTAGGTATACATGAAATTTCACCACGGTTTAATTGTGATTGACGTTCGTTTGCTGCATCTAAAGTCAAACTCAAAGCCTCTGACATAATTAAAGACTGCGTATTCGAGTTTTTAGGCTGTACCGCAGATAAAGACTTTTCAAAATATTCTAATGTCTCTGCAACATCTTGTGTTTCATCATAAGCCATACGCTGAATATCTGTTGCAGCTTGTATTATTCTTCTACTGATAGCCTTTTGTGCTATAATCCTAGCATGATATTCAATATGAGAAGCAGATCCTACTCTGTCCGTAAGTTGAGAAATATATAATGGACCGCCTACGGATTCAAGTTCTCCATCTTTTTTTAATTGCTGAACAACCGTAAGCATATCTACTGGCTCTCTTTTGCTAATCAACTTTAGAATCGAAGAGAATATAGATTTATGGATATCTGAATAGAAATCTTCTTCTGAAATAATATTATCAATTGCCTGATAAGCTGTTTTCTCAAGTAATAAAGCTCCTAATACTGCTTCTTCAAGTTCTAATGCTTGCGGTTGTATTTTACCTAACGAGTTTATATCTTGATGTTGGTCCTGTTTCTTTCGGTTGTTCATCTTTTTTCTTTTTTTCAAGTTCGCATTTTAACCATCTGTAGAAATATGATTGAGCATCATTTAATACCTGTATTTCTTTATTATTCTCGTTAGACCGTAGAACAAAAAATTGCTTTATATGATCTTTTAGTATATCAGGCGTTAAACGATGATTCATACAAATACGCTCAATGGTTATATCATCATCTAGCATTTCAATTAAGAATGGCATCAAGTATTGAGAAATTATTTTTTCTTCTCCGTTTAATAAAAAAACTTTTTCTTTATTTATTTCTTTTTCTTTATTTTCTATTTCTCTTTCTATTTCTAAAGGTGGGTTTTTCTGGGTTTCTAATTTAGGTTTTGTAGGTTTTTCGATTTCTTTTTTAGGTCGCCCTCCTTTCTTTCCATTCTCTCTACTTGATATAGCTCTTGATAGTCTTTTGTTGACACTATTATGGGTCAATTGGTCACCATCTTTGACCATTAAATCGGTAATCTTTGACCATACATCATCCTTTATTGTGGTACTTAAGCGACGCTCAACTTTAATCTTATCGTTTTTTATACTTCCCTCATTGTCATACATCATGAATAACAATTCAAGGTAAATGTATCTTTCGAACGGATTCAAAGCATAGAACGAATCACTCGTCCACCAATCTTTAGGATAAAATGTAAATCCTAGCTGTGCCATATTATTAAAAATCTAATTGTTTTACACCTCTATTTTCAAGCTCATGCTCATATTCCTTTTTAGCTGCAATAACTCTTTCTTTTGTTTTCATTAATCCGTAATTATTCCATGCTAAACGATCTTTGCACCGAATAATTCATTCTTTAAGCTGATCTATTGTCATGTCACGTATATTCATAATATGTAATTTTATCTTAAAGGTCTTATACTATCCAAATGGGAGCCACGCCCATAAGATTTTATTCCGAAGTTCTCAGATCGCATACATAAAGAGTGAAAGTTTCGAGCTATTAAACTAAACTCTCTACCGTCCATATCTGCCATATTATGACAAAGGAGATAACTTAGTACCTCCTCTATCTTTTGTTCTAGTTGCTGCTTGTTTTGTTTCATGTGAACATTGATAATTGTTTCTTTGATTCTAAAGCATTATTACAATTTCGTACAGCTGCATTATAGTAGCTTTCCTTTAGTTCTATTCCGATAGCTTTTCTATTACGCAATACAGACTGATATACTTCAGAACCAATTCCAAGGAAAGGAGTAAGCACCGTATCACCTTCGTTTGAATACAATGTTAATAACCTATCAATAGTATCTAACTGCAAAGGACATATATGTTTTTCATCTTTTTCATCACGGCTACCCTTTAAATTTAGAGTGTTCGAGTAGTTTATATCATCCCACACTGGAGAAGCATATTTTTGCCAAGTATCAACATTAATATCACAATGAACTGGATTATTTCTTTCTCCATCTTTACGGAAAACTAATACATAATCCGGAAGACCTACACGGCTCATTGTACTATCTTTCTTAACTTGCTTATGGAGTAGCCCAAGAGCTTTAGTACGCTGCATCTCTACAACCGGATCTTTCCATATTGTTATCCGTGAATGATAAATAAACCCTTCTCTTTCGAAAGATTCTCTTATCATATTTGAGAAGTCCCTTAATCCTATAAACCCTTCTTTACCTTTCTGTATAGGCAAATCCATACAGTGAACACATACATTTCTACCTTGCATAGTTATCCGGAATAACTCTTTCACAAGAAAAGAGAAAGCAAAAAGAAACTCGTTATAGTCTTTAGAGTTTCCCATATCTGCAACTTCATCAGAATATGTATATAGTTCTGCAAAAGGTGGAGAAAATATTGATAGGCCGATAGATTCACTGGGTATCAGAGGGGTTACTTCCACGCAATCACCATGATATAATGCAAACTCATCTGTTATAAATTTATTTCGTATCATAATTATGAGGCTTTTAAAAATTTTGGTAATTCAAAATCAACTTCTTGCGATTCCTTTTTTTTCTTAACAGTAAATACGCTGCGCATTGCATCTACCATGTGTTTTTGCATTTCGTAAAATTTATCTTGCTTATCTTTTATGTTGGCTAATACATTCTGCATAGTATCGGTTGTTACTATATAGATATTTACCATGTGTTGTTGACCGAATCTTAATGATCTGCGTATAGCCTGATAGACCGATTCAAATGAGAAATCTAGAGAAGCGAATATCTGATTATGGCAGTTTTGATAATTCAAACCATATTGAGCAATCTTTGCTTTGGTTATCAGCACTCTAAATTCATTATTTGCAAACCCTAATAATCTGCTTTCTTTCAGCTCCGGTTTATCGCTTCCTTTTACTTCGATAGCATCAGGAATTAATTTTCTTAAGTATTCCCCTTCAGCATCCTGTTTAATCCAGATAATAAAATTATCCGTTGAATTATTTACTATATCAGCTACACTATCAAGCCTATCAACAAGGGTTAATTTAAGCTCTTTATTAAAGTTGGTAGCATTGACTGCAATATCATTGAATAACATACCATTGTCACGCTTATGCGTTTCTATGATTGTTTCTATCATATTAAGTTCTGGGAGAATATATCCTGTATCGTCAAATCCAATGTCAGATGGCTTGCTTATCATTATTGCCCATGTAGACACCCACCGCCAGAAGTCCTTTTCCGCATGACCTTTTATTCTCCATTTTGCAGTGTCACCTCCGTCATGCACGAAATACATAGATAGCATTTCGCTTCGTGTCATAACTCCTAGGAATTCTGAATGATTACCTAACTCCATCGGATCATTTGGAGATGGCGTAGCCGTCCAACAACTTTTATAAGGTGTGTTTTGGAATCTATCTATGAGCTGATTTCTCATTTTGCCTTCAAAGTTTTTAAGAATCGAACTTTCATCTAAAGCTACTCCACAAAATAAAGCGGCATCTATGTTTTCAATCTGATCGTAATTGATGATGTATATTTTATTTTTTAGATTAACATCATCTTTTAGCCGTTCTATTGAATAACCAAACTTTTCAGCTTCTTTAATCGTTTGCCCTGATACTGCTAGAGGCGTAAGTATAATTACTGGTCTTTGTTCTTTTTCGTTTATTTGCTTGCACCACTCTAATTGTTGAAAAGTCTTTCCAAGTCCGCAATCTTCGAATAATGCAAACCTACCTACTTCTACAGCTCGCTTAACACAATACCTTTGAAATTCGAACATTAGCGGATTTAATTTCGATTCGTCAACCGAAAAACCCCATTCTTTAGGTCGCTTTTTTTTCCGTTCAATAAACTCTATATACTCTTTATTTTTAGTTTCCATTTTAATTAAAGTTTAACCGGGCCCGGATTGGTTAATACTTATTTTCGTAACTGTTCGGGAGTCGAACCCGAAACAATACCACCCATATAGGGATTATTCACAGTCTGTAATCGTCGTCATCGTCATAATTGTATTCATACATGAAATTCGCTTGCCAGTTTTCATCTTCATATTGTTTTAGCATCGCAATTTCTTTAATGGTACGATCTTGTTCGTCTTTAGCTTTGATACGTTCGCATTGTTCTTGGAAGTTTCGCATCTGATATTCACCGTCTGAACGATTAGAAGCCATCTGCTTGGCTTTCTTGTATTGTCCTACTGCTTTATCGGCTAACCGTTGGCACTTTTTACGAGCATCGTCGATATCTGACATTGTTAGACCGCTTTCATTTTCAACCGACATTGAAGCCTCGAAGTGAGAATAGTCGTAGCTTAGCATCACTTTTACGGATGCTGATTTAATAATTGTTTCCATAGTTGCTTACAGTTGAATTTTCTTTTTCTGTTCTTCTGAATACGGAAATACATCCATAATGGCTGTTTCTGATAGAGAGGCGATGAAATAGTCCGCTAGAGTTCCGTCCATACCTTTGTTTACGACTTGCAAAGCCTCTCTTAAGCTTGAAGCCTGAGCGAGCATTTGAACGGATGTTTTCTTTTCTGTACCGCTTTTCTCGTCCAAAGTGATAAAGCAGACTTTAGCTTTGAAATATCTATCGCCGTTGTCATTAAAGAATAGTTCGGATAGTCTAGCTCTCTTTATATCGGCAATAGTAAACTCACCACTGATATACGGTTTCAACTCTTCTACCGCCCTTGATTCGGCTTCCGTAAAAGAAAGGCTATCCAATAAAAATGATTCTGTCACTTTCTTTTGTGTTCCATTTTCAAGCATTTTTTCATAGGTTGCTTTAACCTGAAACCAATTTTGCATACTCTTTAATTTTAAGTTTATAATATTTTATACTTCTTTTATTTTGATCCCGTGAACCGATAACATCAGCTTCCTTTTGATGATGTAGTCTTTTGTTTTAAAGCCTTTTGTATCTTCTACTATGAAATTCCCATGAACATCACAGTAGGTAAAATCAGCGATGTAAGAGCAAGCTCTTTCAATTAATTTACCATCTATTTTCTGAGAGGGTATCAGCTCAAATTTGACCTGTTCTTTCAAGTTGGATATTTCGCCTTGCTTTTCGAGCAACTTTAATAAATCGGCTCTGTGCTTTTCTTTTTCAGAATCGTACTTTCCAGATTTTATATTTCTGTATTTCATAATTGAAAATATCTTATAGCTGACCGTTCGTCAAACTCGCATATCCTTTTAAATACATCGTCTTGTTGTTGACGGAATAGTAAGTCATTGTCATAGCTGTTATGACAGTCACGACACAGACCGACTATATTTAAAGGATTCGTATAATGTTCGGGATAAATGCTTTTAGGTAGTAAATGAGCTGCATCTATCACCGTGTGTCTATGGCATATGAAACAAAAAGGCGGCAACTCTGATTTAATCTTCGCTACCGCCCTGTTTCTTTGAGCTTGTTTCTTGCTTATTTGTTTTATAGCCATTGCCTTTGTCTGTTTATTTACTATTATTTATCTTGAACATTACAAATAGGAACCTATATTTTAGCTTCTTTTTGCGTGAATCCGATATAAATATGTCAGAAATATCAATTTGTTTCAATACTTCACGCTTGATATGCTTTACAAATTCTTTTTTCTCATAATCAATATCAAATCCTGGTTTTAGGTAGTCTACGTATTTTTCAATAGGCATAGGCTTAATTTCCGTATCTCTGAAATATTTATTAGAGTTGTAGTTGTTAAACTCGCAATGGTTGAAGTCATATCCTATCTTATTTAATATAAGCAAGGATAATACTTCTAATAGTTTCTTTATTTTTTGTTTCATTGTATTAAAAATTTACTAGGTTTTTCATAAATTCATCTTCGCTTACCTTTTTCAGAAAGACATTGAATAGAACATCTTTTACTCTGTCATAGAGGTCTTGAAATTCTATTTCGTCCATCTTGTCGAACGATATAGATTTTGGCGTTTCTATCCATTCATTACGAGGGATAGAGTAAATAGTATCGCAGTGTCCTGCTGACATCTCAACGGATTTTCGAAAAGCATTAACGTTATTTTTAAAATGCTTTTGTCTATTTTCATTTTGATATTCCCAACTTAGGTTTATAAGTTTAAAATATTTCCTATGAAACTCTACGTTTCTGGCTAACTTTATTTCAGCTTGATATACCTTTCCTGATCTTAGTTTCTTTTTTTCTTCGTAATCTTCATCATAGCAGGGCTTCAAGCCTTCACTTGTATTCAATAATAATAGTTTCATTATATATATTTCCATCTATATCCACCGGAGTAAAGTTGATTACCTCGGCATGTATTTGTTATACAATACTGATGAATACCCGTTTGTCTACTAGCTTCTCTAACTGATATGAATTTATTTATTAATTTACCAGTTAGTTTTTCTATTTGGGCTACAGGTTTAGATTTATTATTGTTTGCCTTTAGGACACTTTTCCTAGTAATTGAGTTATGACAGTTTTCTAAATGGGTTACAAGCCTTAGGTTTGAAACTCTATTGTCTTTTCTTATAGTATTGATATGGTCTACTTCAAGTTCGTTTATAGGCGATATAAAAGATTCTACAACCAATCTGTGTACAAGAAGAAACTTACCTGATCCATCCTTTCTTAGACATACAACGCTATACCCGACCTTATTTATAATCTCTTTTAAGATTCTATTCTTTATAAAATAACTTTTTCCATTATTTGGATACGATCTTCTTTCGAGACTCTTCACTCTACCTATATTAGACACCTGATACAATCCTTCATACCCTATTACGTCTTTCCAAATCTCCTCCATGTCATTTTTCTCTATTCATTACATATAAATACAAATCCATCATATCAGAAGGGCAAATCGTCGTCTTTTTCCTGACTTTGATTATTTGATTGACCTGATTGATTTCTGCCTCCTAGCAACTGAATATTATTTACGAAAACACATTGGTCTGACACGGATTTATTGTCCTTGTTTATATAAGAAGTTGTATATGGCATTCCTAAAACATATACTTGTTGTCCTTTTTTTAGGTATTCGCCTAATTTAGTACTTTCACCTACTAGCTTAAGGCACTTAACCCAATATGTCTTATCTGCCCCTGCTCGCTTTTCGGTATAAGCAAGTGAAAACGAATAATAATCTTTTCCATTTATTGGCTTTATCTCGGCATCTTGTCCGATATTTCCTATTACTTCTAGTCTGTACATAGTTATTTAGTATAAAAATCTTTTAAATATTGAAAAGGCTTAACTCTTTCTTTAATTAATGATATGACTTTTTCGTCACGTTTGATTCTAAAATAAATACATTCATCCTCTTTGATAATTCTTTCTTTGTTTACATTATCATCATAACATTTTACCTCTAAAAAGCACAACCATGATTCTTCTATCCCGGTGCAAAACAATTGAAATTGAACTTGATTATAGTTATTCTTATAATACTTTTTGATATATTCTATATAAGTATCATAATCAGCATTTTTAAAAGGCTGAAATTCTAAGAAATCTGTAAAGAAGCAGCTTTTTAACTCTATAAAATCAACAACATTATTGTTAAATACATTCGAAAAGTCAAGACTTGAACGACAAACATTGTATTCTTTACTTTCTACTCTTTTCTGAGGCAAATATCGATCATCTAATGTTAGATAGAATCTTTTTTCTAATATTGCACCAGTCCTAAGCGCATCAATTGGACTTGCATCTGCATTATAAAATGGTATTTCATCGGAAACAAATCTTCTCAAAAGGTCTTGATGAGTTTTTGTATGAATACCAGATAATAGGGCGGTAACATCACCGCTTCCAATATACATACTTTTCATTCTATAAGCCCTTTCTGCTTCATAGCACTATATGTTTCTTCTATCATCTGGTCGGTTAGGTCGTCCATTGATGGCATAGAATAGCGAGATAGAATATTAGTTAACAGCTTGTTGTCTTTGGCTGTTTTATCTAAAAGTATCTTTCTTTGGTCGCTCAATGTTTCTTCTTTAGGCTTTTGTTTTTCTGGCTTATCGCCGTCTGGGTCTTTAGCATCATCAATGCAGAATAAACCGTTTAGCGCATATTTTCGAGCGTATGAGCTTGTTGATCCGGTGATTTGTGCTGAATCCATGCCTTTTTTAGTTTCTTCTTCTCTCGCAGATGCAGTGACGCTTATTTCTTGACCATCTAAGTTTTTTATAGTAGCCTTTGCGGTTATATACACCTTTCCGTTTATTTCAGATATTGAATCCGATATAAATAAGAAGCAGTTATTTTCTAACAACAAAGGTTTAACGGCTTCCAATATATCTTCACAACTCCTGTAATTATACTTACCAAAATCATTTCGTTGGTTTTTAGGCACATTTAATGCTGACTGTATATTTATTAGTTCTTTCATATCTTACTCTTTAAATAGTTCTTTAATTGCTTGCTCTACTAACCTCGCATTTTTGTTATCTAAGTAGTTTCCTAGCTTGTATCTTTCGATGTCGCTAGTGGTGCCCATGTCATAAGTAAGCTGCATACCTATACCATTGAAGAAATAGTATTGTATGCCTTTGCGTCTGCGTGGTATGCGTTTCATGGCTAAAGCTCTTCAAATATCCTGTCAATATTAAAATTGTACATCCATGAGTGTTTTGCTAGATATTTAGCAAGTTCCTTTTTCATTCTATTAAGAGCAACCTTCTTTGATCGAAAAGTATACATTGAGATGTATAAGCCATTTTCCAAAGTTGAGAAAGTCCAATCTCTTTTATAGACTAAGACATTATCCACATAGTTATCAGAAAATATTTTATGCTTTTTAGCTAGTATTACCTCAAAGTCTTTATATTTACCTTTTATTACAAGATATTCATCACTATTACAGAATATAGGGACTTGCTCATGCTCGAATTTAGGAACATCTTTGTACTGAAATATTTTTAGTTCATAGCGATTAATCGTTTCGCCAGCCCTTGTATAAAATCTTTTTACATTTGCTTTCATGGCTTTATTGTATAGGTTCTACTTTCTTCACTTCTAATCCCTCATGTAGAGGGAAGGGTATTTTTATTGTTGGCATGGCTACTCTTTATTTAGTTCGTTTATAAGAAAATCGGCACATTTCACAGCTTGTTTTGCGCAAAGGTCGAACTTTACAATATTGGGATCGGCTAACATTCCTTGCATAGCCATAGCAGCGAATAATTCTCGCTTGGTTAGACCGAAATGTTGATTACATGGTTTTCCTGAATATGTATCTAATTCTACATGCGGAAAAGCATTCTCTTTTCCTTCTTTTATTTGTTCCATCTCTATATCTTGTTTAAGTTAATATTCAATCAACTGGTGGGATTGCCTTTAAATAATTATGATCTATTGCCCAAATAAGCATGCTATACGCAGCATTGATAATATTATCGTTAATAGTTCTAAAATCACCAACCATTACATATGCACCAACTAAATAGGATATGCCAACTTTGTTTTCTGCATACTCAATATTTAGATGAGCATTTCTATTGGTTATTTTATCATGAATTTTTCTAGGAAGTATAGATAATATGTCCTGTAATGTGAACGTAGGTATAGGAGATAAACAAGACATTTCATAGCACCATTCATTGTGTACTGAAAGCATATACTTGTTTTCGGTTTCATCGCCGTCCGTATTCTTTATCCAACACATACTAGCCTTACTCGTGTCTATACCTAATTGAATTAGGCTTTTCATTTGTTCTATGCTTAATACTTGGTTTTTCATTCTTTATTGAGCTCTTTATTTGTTAGTTTGTAATACATATTTTTAACAGCTGATATACTTCTTTCATTTAGTTCTGGATGGTTACCCTCTAAATACATCATGTATCTGATATATTCAATGTGATCGTCTATTGTTTCTTCATCGGATGCTTGTGCATAACCTAGTAGAAGATTCTTTTCTTTATCTGTCCATTTATTGTCAATCATATCTTTTGTTTTATCGTTACTATTCAATTAAAAAGCATCCCGAATTATCACAACTCAGAATGCCTACATATCAATTTCTATTTACTTTTAGCAAAGTAGTTCGGAGAGCAGGACTCGAACCTGCACGGTATGATTTGATCATCTTCTCTTTCGGCTTTACCTAAAACATACCAACCCTTAGAGACTTCCACTCTAACAATGCTATGATCTTTCTGCGTCTACCATTCCGCCATCTCCGAATACGAAAGACTCTACTACATGCAGAGTCTTTGCTTTTATTGGTTAACATGTATAAGTATACCCGACACTACATTTTTCGGCTTCTTCTTTAGAATTAAAGTAAACCTTCGATTCTGTTATAGAACCGTATCTATCTACCTTGACATCTACACACCAGTAAACCCCTCTTTCGTATGGTCTACTCAGAATATCAACTACTTTCGCATCTATTAAATTCATTGTCTTTGCTTTTATTGTTAATAAGGGGTAGGTTAGAGTTTTTTTAATTTATCGAGTTCCGCTTGAAGTTCTTTCTCTGCTTCATCTTTAATACTTTTAGCATCCTTTTCTATACTATCAGCTATGGCAAGCATAATAGTGTGTTTGTTGTTGTTTAGATATTTCAGTAGGTGCTTATTGAATACATCTGAGGATAAATTCACAATAGTAGAGCAACTAGAACTGCCATAAGATCCAAATGAATATTCATCATCTACAAAAATCCCATCAATAGTAGAGCAACTAGAACTGCCATAAGATCCAACAAGAGAATCGAATGTAATAGTAACACCATTACATGTAGCAAATCTTTTATCTTGGTTAAACCCGTATTCAAGTTTATCAATTCTTGTATCAGATTTATATTTTTGCAGTGTAGCATTTAAAAAGTTTCTAATTGCAGATGCATTTCTTATCAACTCTTTTACTTCATCTAATTTTTTCATATCTGTAATTATTAATGGTTATATTTATTTTCCTTACTCTCTTTAAAATAAGTAGTGCTATCTTCACAGACAACACTACTCGTATAAACCAAATTCTAAAAAACACTCCTTTCAGAGCATCGCTCTCGGATAGCAACCAAATGCACACCGAGATAAAAGCTACCTTATTAATATTATTAGAAAATGTAATTAGTTAGTTGAAGTAGCTTTTAGTTAATCATGCAGGGTTTGATATACATCGCTGACACCCCAAGCAAAAGCATGATTTATTTTATATATTTGTTCACACCCTATAACCTTTCCGATTTTTACCTCAGTCAACCATGTTTCGATGGTGCTAAATATTATTCTTCTTGTTCGATATTCGTTAACTATACTATACATAGTAGGTTATTGTCTATCCTGCAGTCCTTACAATCTGCACATCTTCATCTTTCTATACAATCTAATGTATAGGCTATCTTTTCACGGATAGTAAGAGAAGTTTAAATAAGCCAAAGAACTTGCTTTTTACAGCCAAACCCGAAGGAAACAAGGCTGTTCTCAAAGTCTTGAAAGGGGATTTTAGTTTTTAAGGATATATTACTTTAGGAAATTTTCATCGTTCGGGTTTACCTCATAGGCTTTCATTATGCCTACTACTATTCCACCAATTACCATAGTGACTCCAAGTCCGATAATTGCTATTATTAAAAGTGCTGTCATTTTAGTAAAGATTAATTGTTCTACCTTGTGATCTGTGATAGTCTGCCATTTCTTGCAGCTCCCTGTTTTCCTTTTCGATCTGCTTCTTGTTGAAGTACCAGTCTATATAAAGACTTGTGAATATTACTAGCAGAAGGATTACGATAAGCGTTAATGTATAACCGGGTGTTTCTTTTCTATTCTTTTTCATGAGTATTGCTTTTCAGTTTCGTATTCTTCCTCTTCCTTATAGTTCAGTTCCCCGATAGCATCAGAAAGTAGACTGTTAATCGTTCCTTCGTACTCCTCGATAGACTTCCAATCATCATCTACCTTATACATCACATATACGTTTTTAAGTTGTATACTGCGATAACCAAAACCTCTATAATTAGCCTCTATATCTACTCTAATACCATTCGTGCATTCGAATGATCTTCGTCTACGTCCTTCATAACTGTAGATATCCAAATCAGACATAATAAGCTTCACTAGCTTGTCTATCGACTCATCTGTAAGACAAGGCTTGAAATCCTGTATATCTATTTTTAGTGCTCCCATGATTGTATTGTATTTAAGCGTTTTGCTTTCTTTTAGAGTCCCTATAATTCCGAGTAGTGTCGAATATATTTTCGCTATCGTAGAAATATTCGCTTCCAACTTGTAGATAGTTTAATCTACCTTGGTTTTTCCATCTATTAATTGTTTGTTCTGTCTTACTTAGAATTTTAGCTAACTCTTTGCTTCCTGCTATAATTCTATTTGCTGGTATGTTTTTTAGTTGAGCCATTTTTTGCACTGTATTTAATATGTTTAATTATATTTGTTGTATATTTGATTAACTACAATGCAAATATATCATAGTTTTATGACTTATCAAATATTTAAATCATAATATTATGATGTTTAACTTTATTTAAGAATACGTAGTGTTTTAACTTAAAATTGGGGGATGGAAATTTCTTATGACAGAAAAGAGTTAATACGAATAGATAACCCTGATAGGTTTCTTAAGTATATTTTATGGGGATATTACAAAAAAAAGAACTTTATTAGAAAATATCGATTGAAAAGATTGGACGCCAAGTATAAAAATTTTCAACCGGAAATAAGATATGGTATAAAGTTATGTGTAGAATGGGGATTTGTAGAAAAGAATGAAGTATCAAGAATAAAAGTATCAGAATTTAAAGAATATATCAATGAGTCTTATGAGATAACAAAGAAAGGAGAGGATGCTTTAAAGTGGCGAATATTCACCCCTTTTTATCCGGGTTGGCTTTCAGAGAACAGGAAGTATGCTATAACTACAATAATATCAATTATTGCTATAATAATATCAATAGTGGCTCTTCTTAGAACGCTTCAGTAATTTATTGAATCGATATTTTATTTTATTCTTTAAATTTTCTGGACATTGTGTTAATTGATATATAAACACACCAACACTGAACATCAATGATATTAAAGGTAGAATTAAATCTTCTCTCATAACACTAAATATTAAAACAGAAAGCAGCATACAAATTGGGGTTGCATGCTGCTCTCAAGGTTTAAACCTAATTTCTTAATTTATTGCAATCGCCCCAATTGATTACAATACAAATATATCATAATATTATGATATAACAAATATCTATAGATAAAATTATGAGCACAATTAATTCTCGGATAATAGAGGTAAAAGAACATTTTTTTGGAAAAAAAAGAGGTAATCATACCTTGTTTTGCGAAAAAGTTGGAGTTAAGAGCAATACTGCCAGTAATTGGATGAAAGAAGGATATAATGTAGGTAAAGAAGTTGTTGGACAAATACTTATGGCATTCCCTACTGTAAGTGGATTATGGCTCATAAATGGATATGGGAATATGATAATAGAAAACCCTTTACATAGCGAAGATGAGCCTTATATAACAACACCATCCGGCATAAGTTATTTTAAAGCACCTGGAGGTAAATTTATAATGAAGGTTCCGATGGTTCCTATTTATGCATACGCTAAGTATATCGATGAATTTAGGGATGCTAATATATGGGAAGGAAACGGATATTCATATTTTCCTGTTGATCAAATATACCATGGAAACTACCAAGCATTTGAAATAAAAGGAGACAGCATGGATGATGATAGCAAAAGGAGTTTATCTCATGGCGATGTAGTAAATGCAAGAGAATTAGGATATGAGCATTGGAAAAGCAAACTACACACTAAGCAATATCCAAATTGGATAATTGTAACCGATACAACAATATTATGTAAACAAATAATTGATCAAAATGTAGAAACTGGCGAAATAACTTGCCATTCATTAAATCCTTCTCCTGAGTATACAGATTTTACAATAAATTTAAATGATGTCAGAAAACTATTTAATATAGTGCAGAAAGTATCCAATAGCTTTTAG